GACACGAAGCCCACGACCAATACTTTGTAATACTCTTATAGGGCTTTTAGTAGGGCTACTAAAAACAATGTTGTGTAGATTACGAATATTGATACCAGTGCTAAACGTCCCGAAAGAAGCGACAATAATTGCGTTGTCCGACTTCTCGGTGATTGCTCTAATTTTTTCTCTATCATCTGTTTCAGTTCCACCATAAACGAAAAACACTTTTCGTCCTGATTCTGCTTTTTCTTGTATAAGTTTATGTAAAATCTCTCCATGTTTTTCAACTAATTGAAACAACAAAAGTGTGTTGCCTTTTAACGCAAGAGCAAGATTTCGTATGTATTTATTACGAGCAGTATTTTGAGTTAAATATTCTAGTTCCTCAAAGTACTTTACACCATATACTTTCTTTGCCTCTGATTCAGGATACTTTAGATTTAGACACATGACCTTTAATTGTGCAAGTTGTTTTTTATCTATAAGTTGTTTTGTAGAAACTACTCTATTAACTGTACCAAACAGACCTTGTAATACTAACTTGTGTGTTTTACTATCATCTAACGTACCTGTAAGACCTACTCTATACTTACAATCTTCTAACTTTGTCATTATCTTTGTTAATGAAACTGCCTTAAATAAGTGTGCCTCATCACCTATAACTGCACCATAGTCTTCAAAAAACTTCTTTGGCATTTTGTATAGTGATTGCCATGTTGAGATAACGATTCGTTTATCTTCATCTATATCGTAACCATGGTACTTTCTGCTGACGTTTGTTTCTACGTCATAACCATAGTCTTTAAAATCTTTGTATAATTGTTCTACTAGTGATGTTGTCGGTACTATTATAAGAACATTGTTGTTTATCATATTCAGATAGTGTCGGCATAACATATAGATGATAAGTGATTTACCAGAGGCAGTAGGCGATAAAACTAGTCCTCTTTCATATTCTAGTGCAAACTTGAAAGCGGCGATTTGATAGTCCCTCGGCGTGATAGATATATCATAAGACTCGATTAAACCGTCTATATCGGCGGCTATGCCGCTGTTATATGTAAGGATTTCACTAGATTCGACAATATGTACAGATTTCTTCTTACACCAGTCTTTTAAGTAAGGATACAATCCAACGTATAATTGACCTGTAGCATACGAGTATAGCCGTATCTTTCCGTCCCAAACTCTATTACGAAATTGAGGCGTAAACTTGTAACCAGGTACCTCAAAAGAGAAATAATCTGATAACTCTCTACGGATACTTGCGTCTGCGTCAATGCGTAAGTACACGTCATTGACCTTGTCAACTATGATGTTTTGCATTTTAGATTACGCCAGATGTAAACTTACGCCAGTCTATAGCATTCTTAATTTGAAAGCCACGATTAGAAATAATTTTAATTGTTCTATCTAGGTAGTCAACAACACTTTGTACGTAAGTTACTTTTTGTTCTAACTTAATAATTTCGTCATCTGATTTAAGGTATTTGTCAACGTCTGGTTTGAGAAGTTTAATATTAAAAGGTTTCTGTTGATATACACTAGGGTCTGCCTTACCTGTGTAGTATTCCCATTTCTCTCTTGTTAATCTTGCCAAATCTTGTTCAGCCTTTTTCAATAGATTAACATATTGATTATGAAACTTCATATACTTGTTATGAAGTTGTGGTGTTTTTAGTGATTCTAAATCAAGTTCAGTATCATTTATTTTTAGGTCTTTTTCAGCGAGTGCTTGTAGTTCGTCAAATGTCATAATATATCCTCATTGTTTTTTATATTTAGTTTCAAATTAGCATTGTGATTGTACATAGGGTCATAGTATTCTTCTAGTTCAGGAAACACCTGAAACAAATGTGATTCCCATTTTGTTCCTTCGTAGAATTTATCTTGTTTTAAAAGATATTGAAATGTATCTTGTATATTAACATCTTCATCTGCTGGTTTTCTTAATGCAGCTTGTATGTCAGGCCACTTTTCATATTTAGAAATCAAACTTTGTTTTAATTTTTCTGGCAAATTATTTACTCTTAAATGTTTTGGGTTTTCTACCATTGCCCAATTGATTTGATCTATTAGTTTAGGTCTGTCTAAACAATAATCTATTACTTCATAAAATCTCATAACACTTAAAAACGAAACTAGACCATTAAAATCAACAACAACATTATCATACTTTCTACAGATTTCAGTATTTTGTATAACTTTATTCCAATCTGTTCTTCTTCTCATATATTCTATAACAGGACCTATACCATCTACAGACGCAACCATAGATACAAGTTTAAAATGTGGTATGTAATTAAAGATATTATGTTTGCCTGCTTTTGTTTCTGTAAAGTTTGTTTGATACTTTATCATAATATTTTTTGCTTCATCTATGTCTATTAATTTCTGTAGTAGTTCATAGTGTTTTTTCATAATCAATGGTTCGCCACCTATGATCTTAATACTACGTATAAAAGGCGCTAACTCTACGGTTTGTTGTATCATATCTTCAACATTCTTGCTGTTAAACGTTTTGTATTCACCCTTGCCATAATTTGTATTACCAAATATTTCTTCACTCCACACACCTTTTTTTGCAACCTGTTGACGGGTTGTTGAATTTTGATGTACACACATATGACAATCTAAATTACACTCATCGCCATACACTTTTAATTGTACTTCTAATATTCTTTCTTCAAACTCATATTGACCTGTTGCTTTAAACATCAATACTGATCGCTCTATTGCTTTCCAGTAATCTTTTTCTTGTGTATGAATTTTCATACACGCTGTTCTTCGGGATCTGCCATAACGTTTTTCATCTGATATACATCTTTTACAAGTTTTCTTTACGGTCTTTAAATCTGAATTAGGATCAAGCATTTCTTTACGTATATTATTCATATACGTGCTATCACGCATCCAATGTTGTAGTGTAGTATTATTTACATTATGATTAGGCAAACCATCTTCACCATCTGCCTCTGCCCCAAAACAACAGGCTGCATAGTTGCCACTTATTTCTAAATAAACTTGATTGAAAGGTATATCACAAAAAAATATTTCTTGGTCTTTTGCTTGTTGACCTATTGTACCTTTATCAACAACAAAAGGATTGTACGCCCAACTATCTCGGTCTAACTGATCTTTAAACCACGAAGATGTATCAATTTGACCAGGTGCAGAATTGTCACCTGGACCACCCTTTGTCATATAATCAGGTAATTCTAAATCTAGTTCTCTTTCTTTACACTTCATAGTATTTCTAACATGCTTCTTTTTCTTACGAGATCAATATTATTCCATAGTTTTTCCTCTCGTATAACATTATAAAGAATTGAACCTGCAGCCATATTTCTTTCTGCTTGATTAACACCAGGTAATTGATAATCAGCACACATAGGTAAATATATTTGTACAGGATAACCTTTCTTTGCCCAATGTATTGCTGAATAAGGTTTTGATCTTAACACACAACCTGCTGTATTTGTACCACCTATTATGACATTGTTTATTGCATAACCTCTTTTTTCAAATATATTTTCTATATAATGTATCCAATCTGTATTATCTTCTATATCTTTTTTTCCTTCAGAATTAATTACATCCCAATTATGCAAACCTTCAATATCGTATATTTCTTTTATGTGTTCTATTCTGTGATGGTCTTTATTTTTACTATTAACAATATGATCTGATACTATATTAAGTTCAGTTTGAAGTTGTAACAACTCCATTAAATAATTATATCTTAAATTATTAGTTAATTCATCCATAGCTAAAATAGGATGACCTTTGAAGTCAATTAATAATATTAATGTTCTTGCTTCTAACGCCATTTTATTACGGTTTCTTTTTCAGGTTTCTTGTCGTTAGCGTCAGCCCAAGGATTTAAAAATTGTCTTCTTGTTTCTTTTTTATAACCTATACTGCCTAATAAAACGACAGGATATTTTACCCAAGGTATATCTTCCCAACCTTTATTCCATGTTTTTGTATGATAAGGAAAACATAATAGAGTTGATGTATCTAGTCCTTGTTCTAAAGCAAGAGCAGTTAAATGTGCCATAAACCAACCTATTTCCACAGAGGTTGTTCTTTGTATTTCTCCTATATATTCTTCGTGCATTTGCTCATAAAAATCTCCTTTTCTAATTGCTCTTGCATAGAATGGATTAGGTTCACATATTCTTTGTGTAAAGACTAAAACATAGGGTGCTGTGTTGATGTGTATAAATGATGGATTAGAACCGTCTTCTTCCCATTTATCTCCATGATCTTTTGAATAATGTTTAGGTATTTTGTCTTCATTTATTTCTTTTTTATTTGCCATACATTTTTTTGTTATAGACGCCTTTTCATCAACATGTTCAGGTCCTAAAACGTTTACATGATATGGCATAAAATTATTTTTAGACGGTGTTGTTTTCCATGTTTTATATAATAAATCGTCTATTAATTCTTTTGGTGGTATTTTGTCTTTTTCATATTTGTGAATATGATTCCTCTTACTTAAAAGTTCATATGCGTCCATGTTAATCCTTTTTGTGATATGGTTCTAGTTCAGGAAAAACATCAAACAAATGTGTCTCCCATTTAGTACCTTTGTAATATTTATCGTTCATTAAAAGATAGTCAAATGTGTCCTGATAATGTAGACCATCATTGCTTTCTTCTAGTAATTGTTGTATATCAGGAAAACCTTTATACTTTGGTATAAGTTTCTTTTTTATTTCGTCAGGCAATACATTAGCACATAACTTTTTAGGATTTCTTATATTAGACCAATTGATTT